TTGTATCTTAATTTAAATTCATCATTCAACGCAACCATATGATTGTATAACCAATAGTAATTGTATGCTGATGCCATAACCCATATTGTACTAGGGTGTTTTACATGAGAGGCTTTGTAGATTATATCTTCATGTTCTTTATTCTTTAGTCGCCATCTTTTAATTCTTCTATTAGATTTAGTTCTATCTTCATATTGTTCACCATCAAGTATTCTATGAGCAGTAGATAGCATTTGTGCTGATTCAATAATCATTTTTACCACATGCTTGTCAATCAACATCTTTGCTGACTTTATAGGGTCTTTGTGTACATAAAAAATATTCATTAGTGCATAACCTTTTTAAAATATTCTGTACAGTTGTATTTTGTACATAACTTTCTAAACACATTAAACCAGAGTTCTTTCCACTCATTGGTTGTAGCGTTCTTACAAGCTTTCTCTGCGTTTGATATTCTTTTTATTTGAATTGCTGTTAGGTGTTTTGTCATTACAAGTTCATCTAGCATAATATACCCTCCATAGTTGTTTCATTATATCACTTTTTATCACCTTTGTCAACCCTATTTTCCAAGGTTAGAACCATTTGTAATTATCGTTCTGAATAGACTAAATGTATTCTTTGTATCTAGTGACTTCTCACATTTATTAGGTGCGACACAATGGGTTTTCATACAACCCGATAGAATCAACACTAAAAATATGCTACTTATTACTCTTGTCGTTCCAGTCATATATTTGGTCCAATTTTACTTTGATTTCGTCTGGTGTCATATCTTTAAAATCACCAAATCTCGTCATTAGTTTTTTATAATCTCTACTCTTATTTTTAAATCTGTCTGCCTTCTTTTTCAGTTGTGCTATTCTATATTCTAAATCTACTTTCTTTTCAGTTTTAGTTAGATTTCTTTTCATTCGCCATTGTCTTAATGATATATTGGCAGCGATCAATAAGAGTACAGCTAATGGGTCAAATACAAATATAAGAATTAGTATTACAATTCTTACAGCATGATCAAAATTACTCTCTGCGTTTTCGCCATAGATTAATTCTGCCACATATTTTATAGGTCCTACTTCTGCTTCAATCTTATTTGTTGCTAGTTGTAAAGTACCCTTTTCTTCTGATAGTCTTTGGATTTCATTACTAGCATCTACGATTGCTGTGTTTAATTCTTTTCTTTCTTCTGCTTGTTTCTTTCTCTCTTTTAGACCTCTACTTACATATTCTTTATCAATATAAACTTCTAATGCTTTATCAAGTTGATCTAAAGTCTTTTGTGCTCTATCTATAATTTTTTGTTGAGAGTTTATTTGATTGTCTAGTAATTCTATTTTGATATTATTACCAGATGTAGGTTTAACTTGATCTAGGTGTGCCTTTGATAGAAAACCAAAGATACCTAATGATGTTATGAATACTAGTATTATAATCGCAGCAAATAGATATGCTTTCAATAATCGTGGTACATCACTATCCCAATTATGATACAACCAACTAGCCGCAACTAGTTTACCAACTTCTAATGCTGAACCCATAGCGATGATAGGTACAACAGCACCAGCAAACAATGTCGCTAGTCCTACGATTGAATAACCAGCAGCTATAAGTGATATAGAAATTGCTGATAAAAATGTTAATAGTGTTAAAAACATTATTGTATTTTAAGATAACAATTAAAACTTATTACTATCTTTTCCTCTCCTTGTTGAATATTCGTACTATGATTCAAATTACTTTTAAATATAACTAGTTCACCAGTTTCGCAAGGATATGAATAATTATCTATTGACAATTCTGTATCTTCTGATGTAGGTGTGGACATATCGTCTTCCTTATAAAAAGTAATATGGTCATCTTTATTTGTTTTTATATAAAACGCACCACTCAATAATGAGTTAGGGTGAATATGTTTATGTAAAAAATCACCAGGTTTACTAATATTAAACCAAGTATCGCCAAATGTTAATTGTTCCAAGTGTCCGTCACTATAACCATATGTAGAAGCATATGCTTTACAATGTTCCATAATATCATCAAACAAACCTTTAAAACTATTATGTGTATGTAGTATGTCAACACTGTGAGAAGTACCTACTTGGAAATATTCTCGTTTTAAATTAATATCCAATTCGCCTAACCTAGTTATAATATCTGCACAGGTATCAGCACTTTTAAATTCTTTCATTATGTACACACTTTTTGGAAACCAAGTATGTATCTGTGCACCATTACTAAAAGTTTTATAACGCATGTATTATTTAGTTTCTAATTTTCTGATTTTATTAATCATTCTGATAACTCTCTTATCATAGTCAGGAGTTGTAGAAAATTTATCTAATGTTTTAATTAGTTCTATTGGATCAAAAGTTGAGTTTCTTTTTTCTCTAAAGTCAGCATAAGCAGAGTGTTCATTTAACAATCTCATATATTCTTTTACACTATCACACTTACTAGCAAAAACTCTTACACCCCAACCTGGCCATTCTTCTACTCCAACTGGTTTTAAGTGTGGTACCTTTTCACTAAATGTTCTAATACCAAATAAGTTATTACCTTCTTTAGCAAATCTACTCTTACCCCAACCAGACTCTAGTGCCGCTTGTCCAATAATCATTTCCCATGGTACTCTTTTGGATTTAGGTGTTGTAAAATTAATATAGTCAATACATTTATGCATTGCTCTTACAAACTGAATATCATTATTGTATGTAAACTCTGGTTCTCTTAAATCTAAATCTTTGATTTTTTCTAAGTAATATTTTTCTAGTTCAGCATTTACACTTTCTTTTGACCATTTGTTTGGATAGAAAGTACCATAACTAAATGCCATAACGCAAATAATAGAAGATACAAAGAATATCTTTGTGTATAACCACGCTTTGTTTAATACATTATCCCAATCAATCTTTTTACCCATTTTATTTAACCCTCGCAATATACTCATAAGCTTGTAATGTTTTTTCGTTGTAGTCTTCATATGTTTCTTTTAACTTGACTTGTACAAAATCTAATCTATCTGTATATTGTCTAGCATTATTGAATATTTTTTGTGATTGTTTTTCTGTGTAGTTGTTGTAGATGTCGTTTACCCAATTACCTGTGTAATAAACTTTACTTGTACCTGACAAATTACTTGGTTTGGCAAGTTCTCGTAATTGTAATAACGCCTCTCCTATGTTTTGTTTAACAAAATGGTCTATCTCTTTGCTCTTTCTTCTCACTTCTGACATAATATATCTTTCTCATTATAAATCTAGGCCGATTGCGTTAAGTTTTGATCTGAAACTGTAAAACAATTTATTATGATTTCCAGTATCACCTACATTGGCCATTTGATATAGGTGGACCATTTCGTGTCCTAATGTGTCAACAAAATCTTTTTTGTTTCTGTATGTTGGTAGCATTTCTAAATGATAAACTCTAGTGCCTTTTCTTTTCCATTCCCAACATATCACTTGTCCATAACAGTATTTCTTTGTCTTATCTCTATAAATGTTCTTAATGAATATATCATTGAACGGTGATAGTACATTATCAAATACTACCTTATTGATAAATTTAAAATACTTTTGAATATCTTTGTAAGTTGTCTTGTACTTTCTACGACTCGCCAACTCTCTCTTTAAGATTTTTTTCACTTTTGATTTTTTTGGTTTTTGTCTTGGCATTCGTTAAAAATTGTTTCCTTTAAAAATGTATATGTAAGTGCAACTACACCATATACTATTAAAACTCTCAATTCAATTGGTAATAACCAAAAATTATCTACAATCATCTTCTATCTTACTACCTTTCAGCAGAGAACATTTGTATTCTTTATCTGCTTTAAGTCTTAAATCTTGTGCGATACCTTCCAAAATGTATGGTAAGTATGCTTGTAAAATACTAATTGCCTCAATAGAAAAACTGTGTATTAGTTTTTCCATTTCATAGTTCATTAGAGCCTCGGTGTTAACCTTGTCACCGTTGATTGTACTTTGAATAACAGAGCCTACAACTGCTTTGCCGTAGTCGTTATCCTCAGCATTGGCTAGACTAGACAGTCCAAACCATATAATAGAATTTAATACTATTACAGTTATCAAAAATTTACGCATAATATAATTTCCTCTCTTTCATATTTATAATATATCATAAAATTAGAGGATTGTCAACCGGTTATTTGCTAGTAATTTCGTATATTTTGGGGGGAACAAAGGGTGAACATCAAGTGTCGCACCCTTTATTTACTATGATTCTATGGTCTTAAAAATTCAGCGTTCCAACCGAATGCTTCTTTTACCATGTCTGCTGTTAGACCTTTATAAGTCTTATTCAGCGTTCCATTCTTTACATCAAGTAATACATTAGCGTCAGCTTCATGTAAACCTTCTAATATTTGTATGAATAGTGTTTCTTTTTTTAATCTATTTGTTAAGGTATCTGCACCTTTAACAAAGTGCCATAGCTTTTTACTCTCAACCAACAAAGATGTATGTTCTGTTCCAGCAGGCGCTTCATTTTTAATAAATGGTGGTATTCCTGGTGGTAAATCCCATTCAATCTTTGGATCAAAACAACCTTTTAATAGTTGTCTTAGCGCAGCATTATCATACTCCTTTAAGATTTCTATTTTTTTAGGTTTATCTTTTGCGTTATTAATTTTGGTGAAAATTTCACTTACTAGGACTTGACTATCACCTTTAGTACGAGCCATACTTTCCATTGCCTTCTTAGGTATAAGGTTAGGATTGTTAGGACTTTGTTGCTTTTCTTCCATTATATTTCTCCATGCATGTTATTAAAAATCATTTATATTTTCAATCAATGACTTCAGTTTGTTTTCTATGAAGTATGTTAAAAGTAGCGTCCTACTAGGTACTTCATATGTTTTATACTTATTATTTATATCATTATATATATGACTAGGAATCTCACCTAAATCTATCAATTTCTTGTTTCGTTCATAATACTTTTTAGTTTCTGAACCAAGAGGTATGTTTTCTATATTTACCCATTCCTCTAATCTCTTTTTATTTATAGGTCTTTGTTTTTCTTTTATTACGAATACATTATCAGCACTTAATATATTTGGTATACCGTCTGATCTATCACCCTTAATAATTTGTTCATGTAAAAATTTAATTGGGTCTTCATCTTCTATAAATTTCTTTTGTATAGGTGCATATTGTTTGACGCCTGAGTATTTTTGAAGTTGTATAAAATCTTTATCACCCGAAATAATCATAATTTTTTCTTTATTGTGATTTTCTTTTACTAATACACCTATTATATCATCTGCTTCAACTCCATCAATATGTAAAACTATGTAAGGAAAGTTTTTAGCAAGTTCATCTCTGATCTCACTAATCAATTGAAATAGACTAGTCCAATCTTTCTTATCTTCTTCTCTGCCTTTTCTTCTAGCATGTTTGTAATAAGGGAATATATCTCTACGCCATGGATTAGCACCATCAGCACATAGTATAGTTTTTCCATACTCACCTTTAAACTTGATGTTATAACCTCTCAGCGAGTTTAAGACCATGTGTCTTAACATATCTTTGTCTGGCATCTCATCTAATTGACCTCTTGTGTGAGCCATTAAGTTTGAAATCAATACTTGGTTTAAATCTACTAATATCATTATGAGCCTACATTCATTGTTAAAGATAATTTTGGTTCTTTTGATTCAATAACTTGGTGTGTTTGGTTTTTTTCTAACCAAATAATTTGACCAGGTTCTACATTAATTTGTACATCATCTATAAGCCATGATGAATCTCCAAAAATTGGTTTAATCATAACTTCATAGTCATGTTGATGTGCTGGAAAACTAGGTTTATTATCTATTGTTCCTTTAGAAAAATAAAAATTGCCGTTTATTTGTTTTCCTATACTATCAGCTAATTGTTTATTAAGTTGTCTTAATTCAGTTGTTAAGTCTAATACATTTGATATAATAGAAGTAAACCCTAAATCATAATAATGTTTCCATGTATCAAAATTTAGATAACCATTATAATCAAATATTTCTCCTTTATTATCCGAATTAAAGTTGTTAATAATTTCTACACTTGGTTGACCTGAAGAATAATGTAAAGGCCATCTTCTTTTCATTTGAAGAAGTTCCATCATTTTATATTCATCTATTATTAGTGAAGTATTTTTAGCAATTGTAATTAGTTTTTCTTTTATCATATGGGTAATATCCCTATTGGTTCAGATTTATCAGACCAATCTCTGGCTATATCCATAACTCTTTTTCTATTCTTAAAATTGATAGTTCTATTATCTAATAATTTTTCAAATAACTTATCTACTCCAGCACCTAGTTGTAGATTAATATGTTTCTTAAATTTAAACTTCTTAAATTCTTCAAATGCGTTTACTACAATATGTTTTTGAAATGGTTTGTTTAGTTCTTCCCATGTCATATTGTAAAAAAACTCTTTAACTCTTAATGATAGATATGGAGTTAAGAATTGTTTTTTATTATTTCTAGCAACAAGTTCATGCCACAAATAACCAGCTTGATTATTATAATCAAAGTAATTGTTTCTAAACTCATCAAACTTTTCTTTCGTTTTGCCTGGACCATAATGTATCATGGCTTTTTTAGATATACCATAATAACCATCAGCAGCCCAACCGCTAATTACAACATGCTCTTTAATTTCAGGATACACATATAAAAATGGAAAACAACATTCAAAATGTGTTTTCTTTTTACATCTTACTTCTTTTACTAATTTTAAAAAATCATTCTCTAAATTATCTGTTGGTACTTCTACTACTACACAATCCCAACCAAATAGTTTTGATACTTCTTTTGCTTTTAATGCATCATAACTTGGTTGATCTTTTAAATGAAATGTATAAGCTGTAATCTTTTTACCTAATCTTTGTGCTGCGAATGCAACTGATAAACTATCAACTCCTCCAGAAAGTAAAACAGCGACCTCTTTGTCGCTAGTTTGTTCTGCTATTTCATTTTGTAATAGTTCTCTAATCATTTAAATATTTTTTTTTGTACCAACTATAAAACTTCTTATCACCAAAATATTCTACAATATGACTTGCTGGTACTTGGTCACTTCTAATTACATCAGCAGTTTCTTGGTATTCAGTTCTATCTACTTTTAATTGTTTTTGTGGTTTCATTTTACTACAAGCCATCAATAATCTTTTTTTCTTTTTCTTTTCTAATTCTTTCAATGTTTTTTCTATATCTTTCATATATTATATAGGCAAGTAGTAAACCAACGATTGTAAATGTGGTACCAAACAAGCCAAGGCCAATTCCATGTAAAAATGTCATATTAAGATTAAGAGCCAAGATGGGGAGCATGCTCCCCAACTTGAAATGATTATTTAATTACGCATCAAGTGCAATTAAATCAGATTTCTTTACAGAAACTTTGTGGTTGTTATACTTGAATTTAGTTCCGTATAACGCATTGATACCAGCAGCGATGATTGCTCTCGTTGGAGTTCCCATTCT